ATGGGCAAGATAGATGTTGGAATTGGTTCGGGCTGTGGCTCTTGTGTGGGCATTGGTGTGGGTTCTAATGCTGGCAAATCAGTTGGGCTGGGTGTAGTCGATGGCAAAGGCGTTGGCTCGATGGTTGTGGTTTGGCTTGGTGATGGTGTTGGTGTTGGCACAATCCCTGCGTAGTACCTTAAAGGGCTATCAACGGGCAATGAGTCACCGATGTAAATTGTGTAAGGGCCAGCGAAACCACCCTCACAATAGTGCCGGGCGATGTCTCCCTTATCGGCAAAATACTGGTTCGAGTTATCCCAACCAATCTGACGAGTCACCTGCTGACCTTGTGGGGTCGCGCAAATAACTGTGGTAAATGCCTGCTCGGCGTAGGCGTTGGGCGTATGCACTAGCATCGTGAGCCCTACGATGAAAGCGACCAAAGCCACTCTCACGGATTTACGCATCAGACCAATTTGGCCTTTATCTGCCTACCGTCTAAAACGATTGGCGCAGCTGAATCGTGCCAAATCCAAAAGCCCACCGGCATAGATGGATCACAGTCGATGGTGTGGGACCAGTGCAAGTGGTAAACCTTGCCATCCCAGCCGCCAATATTCTTATCATCGTGACCAGTTTCATCTAGTTTGTCTGTGCCAGGGTAGCGACCAAAGCGGCCACGCAGTACCGAGCCACCCTTGCTAAACTCAACGCGCAGCACTGTGATCCATTCCCACTGGCCAGCCTTTGGCACTTTGTAAGCAATGCCCTTTGGGTATTCCACCCATGTCCATGCCTTTGGTGGGATTGACTGCTTGGACTTGCCCGAGTCAACTTTCCAAAGTGTCATTTTTCTAGGCTCTTGTCGGCATTGGTAAAAATGTCGTTGATTTCGGCATCATCAAGTGAGCCATCTTTCAGGAATGCTCGGGCTAATCCCTCGATAACAACGGCCACGCCACCGATGCCAGCAATGATGATTGCCTTTGCTGGCTCTACACCTGCTACGGCTGATGCGCCTACGACTGACAGACTACTAGCTGCAAAGACTGCGACCATTCTTAGTAAAATGTTTTTGGTTTTGTTCATGCTTCAAGGATCGCTTTCGGATCAAGGTCCTTTCCTGCGGACCATCTGATGTTGTCGCGCATCTCGAAATGTAGATGCGGCCCTGATGAGTTTCCTGTGTTGCCTGATTCGCCAATGATGTCGCCCTTTTTAACCATTGCACCTGGCTTGACTCGAACCTTGTTTAGGTGTGCATAAATTACCCAGCCGCCAGCGACCTTTTGCACAACCTGGTTGCCATAGGACTTGCCCCAGTTAGCGTTTTCGATCTTGCCGTCAGCTACTGCCAACACTGGTGTGCCAACTGGCACAGCAAAGTCAACGCCTGTGTGGTAGCCCTTTGACCACATTTTGCCTGGCTTTTTGTAAGCGGTTGTGATCTTGCCGTTCTTAATTGGTAAGGCCATGAGTTGCCCTTTCGTGTCATGGCCCTGTCTTGATTGTTAAAGTGCCGCGATTTCCTCGGCGGTTAGTCCAAGGTCTGCAAGTTTGGCTAATGCGCTTTGGCGTGCAGCTGCTTTGGCATCGGCTTCGGCTTGGATTGCGGCGTTTGCTGTTTGCTGTGCTTTGTATGCACTGTGTTCCTCGGTGGTCATTTCGCGGATTACATCATCAATTTGAATGTTTGGTTTTGTCGTTGCCATCATAATTCCTTAGTTTTTGTATCCGTAGACGCGAATAGTTCCACCTGTCAATGTTCCCGATGATGGGGTCAATGTGAAATCTGTGTAAGAGGTTGCTACTTTGTGAGTTCCAAGCATTACATAACCTGTGGTGTTATCATCGGCGAAAGAAGTATTAACTAAACTATATTTTGCTAAAAATGGGTTTACAATATCAAGATTTAAGTTCAATGTATCTGCATTACCGCTACCTGCCAAGGCAAAAGACGCACCAGATGTAACCCGACTTGTGGCAGCACTTCCCGCGCTATTGACGCCAGTTGTAATGTACGAATAACTTGCAGCACTAGCACCTAATTTTAAACCCAAATTGACCACAGTACTTGCAACACCACCTGAAATTACAATTTTGTATGCATCATAAGTTGTGCTAAATGCGCTTGTAACGTTTACGCTTGAAACTGCTGAGCCGATTACTTGTGTTTTAACTAGAGTTAAGCCGCTGCCTAATCCAAACACAGTTGCATCAATAGCATCGCCCAATGCCTCAATGGCTGTCGCGCCATCCTTGACGTAATCGGTGCTGGTTGGTACTGGCCAGCCGTAGTTCGGGGTGGTTGTTGCCATGCTATAAATCCTGCCATTCTGTCGTAGTTGGAGTATACCCTGCCCAAGTAATAGTAGGTGCGATTTGCAACCAAACTATGTTCGGGTATGTCTCGGAGATTGCCGAGCAAATTAATGTCATGTTGGCTGTGTAGCGGTCAATATTCCACTTGATCCCCTCGACAAAGCCATTAAAAGTGCCACCAAATACTGCTGGCAAATCTTGCGTATACACAGCTGATCCAACATGCATCAAGATCAACGCATCCCGGGTCGCATCGCTAACCGTTGGGCTATGCAGTGGCACAGTCAATTCCTCTGGGTAGGTGCGTGGATAAGCGCGACTTTCCAAAAATGCATTGGCTTGGCTTTGGGCATCTGCGCCGTTTTCTAGCTGCGTGGATCGCGTGCCAGATAATACGCCATAGGATTGTTGGCTAGTGTAATCCTCGGCATACACCTCGGCATTGGCTTTGTAAGTCAAGGTTACGTCATTGACGATCTCTGACCACTGGGCGGCCTGTCGCAGTCCTACGGCTAGCAGGTCATCATCAGTAAGAGTAAGCGGTGTCTGAGTCGCTCTGGACGTGTAGGACTCGTAGTGGATAGACCCGTCAGGGGCTTCATACAGGAATCCTCGGCCAGATTGTGCGGCTTCTTGGGCAAGTGTCAAGGCATTGGCCACACCGCTGTTGTAAGCGGTCAATTCGTATGTGCCGGGCGTATCAATGTCGGCCACCAAATCATCAACCAAAATCTGGTTAGTTCCACCCCAGTTGGCCCATGTGGCAAGGCTGCTCACAGCTGACCAAGTTAAAGTTGCAACGACCTCATCCCAGTTTTCTAGGAATGCATCCGAAAGAATGTTGAATACGCGTGTGCCATCAAACTCTTTGGCAAATCCAAGGCCGCCTGTTGTGTAGCGATTGAGCAGGGCTAGTGGGCCAACGGCTGTGATGCTGTAAACAGCCACCGATCCCTCACTGCCATAAGCATCAAGGCTGATGTCAAGATCAGAGATTGTGCCTGTGTAGATCGTGCGGTAAGTGTTAGTCGAGTCCTTGATTTGAATCTGAATGCTGTCGGATAGGTTTACGTTCAGCGCGGTATCTGCATCAGTCCAAAGCCTTACATTGGCAATGCCAACTAGGGCTTGCTCGTAGATGTCTCGGCGGCCAAGGCTTATTGAAATGTTGCTGATTGTGTTATCTGCATACTCATTGACCCCAGCAAAGATCACCTTTGGGTAAGGCGTGTATACGGTCACAATGTTGCCCCAACAAAGTTGACCGCGCCTGTGCGCCTTGCGCTATCTTGCAGCAGCTTCTCGATTGATCGGCGAGCAGACTCGCCATCAATGATTCCGTTCATGATTATGGTTACGCCTTGACCATTGCCAGAATCTGGGCGGATTGATCCCGATCCTGTTGGTACAAAAGTTTCAGGGCCAAACTCGCCTACACGATAAGGCTCATTTGCCATGACTGATCCACCAGCTGCGCGACCGCCAGCAATTTCAATGTACTGACCAAGTCTAGAAATAGGATTCATAGCTGTTTTCAAAAAATCAGGTACTTTATTGTAAATTTTGAAATAACCTTCATAGGCTTGCGCTACCAAGTCAATGGCTTTGGCAAATGTTTCCATAGCATTGGCTAATTTTTGTAATGTTGATACACCAGTGGCAGCATCAGGGCTGGCTATTTCGTCGAATAAACGAGTAAACGCATCAGCCACTGCTCGCAATGAATAGCCCAAACTATATGCGCCATCGCCCTCAAAAGTTCCTGCCAATTCTCTTGCCCGAGTGCTTAGTCCCTGTGGATCCTCGCCACTAAATCCCTTGGCGACTTTGTTTACTTCCTCTAGCAGTATTTTCATAATTGGCAATAAAGAAACGCCAATAGATTCTTTCATTTCATCAAAGCGTTCAGTTACAATGGCTAATTGTCCAGCGTAAGTTTCAGTATTCGCGGCAGCTGCCCCGCCAAATAATCGTACAAGTTCATCTTGAACTACGTTAAAATCCTTGGTTTTGATAATTGCATCATCAAGTGGAATTCCCAATTTTTTAAGTGATCCAAAATTGCCATCATAAGCCTTGGCAAGTGTGATTGATACGGTTTCAAGATCTCTGCCGGTAGATGCTGCAATGTCTAATGCTAGATTATTAAGTTTTTGAGCCTCGGTTACATCGCCAGTGGCTCTAAGTAAGTTTCCAAGTGAATCACGCAGTTTGACATCTGATACGCCATATCTAATTTGAGTTGCTGAAATATACTTTTCAGTTGCAGTTATTTGATCATCAGTGGCATCAGTTGTGTTTTTTAATGCTTGCGCCAACTTCTTTTGTGATGCTTCGTCCTCAATAGCTGCATTGACCCCATCAATGCCAAGTTTTAAAGCATAAGCCCCAGCAGCGGCCCCAGCAGCTAAAAATGCGCCAGCCGCAATTTTGCCGTATTTACTTAGTTTTTTTGTAAAACTTTTAGTGTCGTTGTCTGCCTGTGCGAGGCTACGGCCAAATTGGTCTACATCTGCAAGCAGGTTGAGTTTAAGGGTTCTTACGTCAGCCATTGTTATCATCCCATTTTTCTATAACTCTTTTGCTAACCGCATCTTTCCAACGGCGTGTTAGTTCTGGCTGGATTCTTTTGAGTGTTATGAAAATGCCATAACCCTCATTACCTCGACCCTGTGCAGGTGAGCGATCAGGAAAGCGTCGACCGCCATTTTCAAATGGTGCAGGGCCGCCAAACTCTGATCCAAACAAAACCTGACCAGATACCGCGCCGCCACTAAATCGACCCTTACTGCCACCAATGGTCACGTTGGGTATGCGATCCTTATTGGCTCGAATAGTTGCTGCGACCTTTTGAGCTTGCGCTGGCAATGGGTTTAAGTTGTAGCTGCTTTGCATCTCTGTGGCCGACCACTGGCTGATGCTAGTGACATCGTCTTTAAGTGCTTTCTTTGCGCCCTCATCCATTTCGCGAAATGCCTTGTAAAGCGAGCGCAGATCCCGAGAGTCAGGGGTCATTTTGACTGTTACTTTATCAGCCATGACCATTCCTCTCTGTTATCAGCTGCAAGGCTGTGTTGATGTCTGCGAGTGACCATTGATACAGATCTGATAAAGGTATCCCGGTGACAACTGCTATTCTGACGAGTCCGTCAGCGAGTTGTCTTTTGGGCTATCCTCGACCACCTCAAAGGTTTCAAACTCATTGGTGACCCATGCTTGCTGGTTTGGTAACTTGGTATGGCCTTGGGCCTTTGCGGCCTTGTAAAGCATACAAGTTATGACATCCAACGAGCCTTGGCTCATTTTCTCTGCCGCCTGGCTGACTGTGTAACCGAGTTCACGTTCGATCTCAATCCACAACCAAGCGTTTTCATCACTCACTATGTAGTTGTTGCCCTGTTTTGTTGTAACTGTGTATTGCATAATGGTTGCCCTGTTCTATTCGTTAGGCTCGTGCGACTGTTCCATCCTCAACAACGAAACTGAGGCTGGTAGTTAGTACGTCAGTGGCCGCGCCACCAACGGTTGGAAATACTGGAAATACATTGCCAGTGAATGTGTCACCGTTTACATCAAAAGAAAATGCCAACGCTGTATCAGGTGCGCTTGATGCCGCATCCCAGAGCGCGCTGATAATTCCAGCTGATGATGTGTCGTCAAGGTATAGTTCCACGTTTAGTGTGGCGGTCTTATCTACGGTCTTGTAAGCGCGACCTGATAGGACTTCAAGCACCTGCTGGTTGTTTTCCATTTCAAGTGTGACTGTTGATGCCTGATCTGCGTATGACACCGAGTTGATGCTCAATGTCAATGACCGACCAGTGATGTATGTTGCTGGCATGACTTGCCTTTCTAGTTGGTTGTGACCATCTCGATGTTGAGTTGGCTTATGAGCATATCGGCGTTTCCGATTTGCGTAACTGTCGGTTGCGACCATCCACCAAGAAACGAAATGTTATTGGCTAGTAGATCGGTTACTGACAAAATTAAGGTTTCCAAGTTTGCCAAAGCCGCTTGGTTGTCGGCTGCGTTGACTATGCAAGTGATGTCAAAGCGCACATGAATACGCGCCCCACCGATTGCGCCAACGGTCATGTAAGGCGATCCCGGCACAAGCACAATGGCTGGTGGCGTGATGTTCTCATTTGGCCATGCGTAAACAACCCGACCAGCAGCTGCGAGAGTGCTGGCAAGGTTTGCCCGGTAGGTTGCCAAGTTAGCCAAGGTAACCTCGGGTGTCTAAGTGCTTGCCCAATAGGCCTGAAACTCGGGTCAGCATAGAACGGCCTAGGCGGTACGGTGCGGGGCTTTGAAAGTCCACACCTTGCTGGCCTAGTGTGCCAGTGCGAGTGATCCAGATGTCGCAAGCAACGGCCAAAGCGGCTTCACGGACTTCTGGTGTGGTGTCGTATAGCGCGGCTTGACTGGTTAATACGGCTCGGCCATTTGGAATGACCTTGCGCTTTGTGATGTCTGCGTTTGTAATTGCAGCTTCAAAGAATGTCACGCCGTATTCATCCACGCCCTCTTTGGTCACTGTGCGTGAGCCGTTGAAAGGTGAGCCACAGTTGGTGACGGTCAAAGCCTGACCGACTACAAATGTATTCTCGTAGCAATAGAATCGGGCCACGTTGCTTGTAAGCGATACGGCGTTGATCGCCACATCGTCAAAGATTAGGTACGACAGGATTATGTTCTCGGCACTGTCGGCAACTGCCTGGACAATAGGGTCAGCATAGATGTCGCCGATACCTAAAACGCTTTTGAGTTCGCTTAGTGTAATCAGTGCCATTTCATCCTCCTATTGTGTAAGTGTGTGGGAGGCACAGGGCCGCACCTCCCACACTTCTAACTAACTTGATTTAGGTCAAGTTAAAGCGGCGTACGCCACCAGCAACCAAAACGCCAACGGCCAAGTAACCGTAAAGCATGGTTTCGATTTCGCCTGATGTCACAACATTTGTTGACATACGCAAGATCGGTGATTCATAGATGGCCACAGCTGACGGGGTCACAATGAATGCTGACTCGTCAATGGTTGTGCTTACTACGTTTGGATCGACATACAGATCAAGGCCAAGTACGTTGCCGCGTAGGCTTTGTGGGCCAGCAACTCCGCCGTTGTTCTGTGGGTTGTATGCGTTGTAGATTGGGCGACCAGTTGTGTCGGTTGCACCCATTAGCAATGACCACTGGGATGTGCCAGCGATGTATGCACTGGCAAGTTCGCCAGTTGCTAGGTAAGCGGCAGGTGCTTGGGATGATACGAATCCGATGATGCCATCAGAATCAGCATCCTGTGCTGTTGCCTGTGTGCCACCTGCTGTTAGGGCTGCGATGACTGCTGAATCAGTTGCCTTGTTGTAGGCGCGTGTCATGTTGTCAACCATTGCTTGGAAAAAGTCTGGGGAACTTCTTTCTAAAATTTCTACACTATAGCGTTGCATTCCCGCGAACTTGTTTACATCCAAATTGACATAACTGGAAATGATGCCAGTTTCTGACGGGCCAGCACCCTCGTTGGTGTCAGCTACTGTGCCACTTGTTGTAATTTTCGGATGGCTGATAACCATGCCTGATGCAGTGATGGCGCGTGAGCCAATCGCATCGATGGCTGGGCGTGATCCGATGGATGTGTCAATGACTTGATTCACGAACTGGGTCGGGCTAAATGCCGGGTTGGTTGAGAATGAGTCATCGGCGGCCATCACATACTGTGCTGAATCATGGTTGCCCATTTTGGCTTTGATGCTGTGTTCCAGGTATGTTGCCTGGCTGTTGATTGGGCTACGAGGCTTGACGTAGGCCACTGGTGCTGCGGCGTGAACAACCGCTGCTGCGGTCACTTCATCTGCCACTGGTGCGGTTGTTTCTTCCACTGTGATCTCCTGTGGTTGTTCCTCGGCAGGTTGTTCCGCCTCGGTGGTTTCTGGGGCGATCTCGTCATCAGCCTCTGTGGCTGCAACGCTCGCTATTTGAGCATCCTTGAATGCAGGATTGGTGACATGGGCTACGGCTTCGAGTTTGGCAGCTGATACGACCATCACGCCTTTTTCGATGGTGTATTCACCGACATTGGCCTCAATGCTAAATGCCGGGCGCAATCCCTCGGATGCTTCGACTAGTGCATCATTGCCAGCACCTGTTGGCGCAATCTTGAACGCCATCGAAATACCTGCTGGGGTGATTTCCTCTGATCCTGCAATCCCGCGACCCAGTGGGCGTGTGCGGTCATGTTCCATGTTTAAAACAATTTGGCTTGGGTCAATCTCGCCGAACGCGCCAAACTCAAAGCGCACTGGGCCAGCCGAGGTGTTGCCAACTTTGGCAAACGGCACAACAAGGCCTTTGATGGTTCGGGTTTCAACATTTGCGGCCAACACTTGGCCCTCAAAACTAAGTTGCATTTGCTTCATTTCCTCTCGGTGCTAAGTCCATTTCCTCACGCGCTTCATCAACATTGATGATGCCGTAGTCAAGCATTTTGCCAAGGACTTCGATCTGCTCTAGTGGGTTCCCGCGTAGATAATCGTCAAGATCAAAGCGAACCTTTTGGCCTCTTGGCGTAACATCCACCATCGTCAAGCGTTCCTCAATGCAACTCATGAATGGGCGCAATGAGAAATCGACAAGGCTTCGGCGTTCCTGGCTCACATTGGAATAAGTTGCGCTGGCTGATTCGGCGTTGATGTACCAGGCTGGGATGTTGCACATACGCGCAATTTCAGCTGCGGTGTTCAAGCGTGATTCAGTAAGTTGCATTTGCCCGGCATCGTAGCCAAAGGTGGTTACATCCAACGGGCCTGATAGGTAAGCGGTTGATCGTGTGGCTCGGGCTTGTTTCCACTGGGCTAGTAGGCTCGACACCTGCTCTGGCGGTAAATCCACGCCACTATTCTTGATTACCATTGTTGGATTTGGCTCGCTGGCCATGCGCTGGACTGCTTCCTCTAGTTTCAGCGCGGTGGAGATAGTGCGGCCACCTCGGTTGAGAATGCCCTCGTCAATACCGCTAAACATGATTAGCGATCCCACCCCTGTGGTTGGCAACAAGCCGCCCTCGATGTAAAAGCCGTTCACGATCTCTTGGGTATTCAAATCAGTTGTGAAAGTAACCCGTGTCGGATCAATTCGCCGAGCCTGTGTCGGGCGGCCATCCTCGGGGTTTACCTCTAGCACTTGCCAGAATGATCGGCCATGAAATAACAAGTCCTCAACAGTCCAAGCCATAGTCACAGCTAGTGGGATGGCTGGGTCTGGCTGTTCAAGAATCTTGCGACCTTCGACCTTTGCGCCAGTAACCATGTTGTATGAGTTCAGGCCAAGTGTCGAGATCGTGCCAGCGATGATGTTGCGAGCGCGTGCCACTGCTGGCACTTGCATCGCGCTTGATCGGTCAACTCTGAAAGTGTTAAACGGGGTAAAGTATGCGTCTTGGTAAAACGGAATAGCAATACCTGCACGCGCTTCAATCTGTGGTTTTTCAGTCGGTGCGCCGAGTAAAAAATCTATGAATCCCATTCTTGCATTACACCATAGGCAACTGACTTTGGATAATTTTGTCGCGCTTTGTCACGTTGTTGCGCGTGTTGTCACATCAACTGGCTGGCTAGTCCTAGTGGTTCTTGATCCCTCTGGTTTAGCCAGCCAGCCTCGATGAGAACCCAAGGCGGGCTATGCACTAACTATAGTCACACTTTGTTGTGGTTCGGTGGCATGACCCACCGCCATGACCAAAGCAACTGCCGCGCTGATCGGCACTTGCGCGGCTCGCCTAGCAATTCGCCAACCACCATCGGATGCCGGGCGGCGAGCGCAACTGACCAAATGGCTGTGCATAGTTTCCTGGGCTGGGTGTAGCAGCTGCCGCGATTGCATCGCGTTCATTGTTTGGTCGCACATGATTGCAAAGTTGGCCGAGTTCCAAGGCGTTGGCGCAACTGGCACACCAGCCTGGGCAAGTCTTGGCGCAATGTACCCAGCAGTATTTGGATCATAGGCCAGCACCCTTGGGCGATAGCGGCGAGTCAGTGTGGCGATTTCGCCAGCCAATTCAAGGTCGTTGATTCCGCCCTCTTTTTTCCATTCGTGCAAGAATACGGCGTAACCCTTTTCTTTCTGTTGCAAGGTAACAAGGCAAGCAAGTTCGCGGTTAAAGTTTAGGTCTAGTGCCATCCATGTTGGCAGTCCATCCTCTAGGGCCACATCCGACTCGCACTCATTCCACACTTGCATTGGCCAAGGCGAGTCGATCGCATCCACCCACATACATAGGGTTTCGGTCTTAAAGGCATCGGGTGAGTCAAAGGTTGCCGCATCCTTAATGTTTTGCTCATTGATCGTGTAGCCCATTGCAGGGTTGGCCATTTTCCAAGCCTCGATATCGTCAACCGATGAACCTGCTGGCGCGCTGTATTCGTAGTACCCCATCCGATCGCTAGCAAAGGTCAAAGCGCGGCGGCGTTGCTCGTTCAAAACATCCGAAGTTAGATCGCCAGCGTTAGATGTCCAAAACACTTGGGCATTGGGTCTGGCTCGGGTGATTGGGGTAACGGCTGCCCAGGTGGCGGTGTCAATCTCTCGCAATTCATCGACATACAACAAGTCGGCGGTGCTACCGCGTGGCCCCTCGCTCGTAGCTGCTCGGATTGAATACTTGCGTATTCGCTCACACTTGCCCCCACATGATTTGGGGTAATGGTGGCAATACACCTCTAGTTCCTCTTGGCCGTTAGTCCGGGAAACTCGCTTGATTCGCTTTCGCATCCAATCTAAAGATTCGGCCATGTCAACAGTTTGTTTGAAAGTGTCCAAAGACAGCTGCCGAGTCTGGGACATAGCGATGGCATTCTTTTCGCCAAAGATGTAAAGGCCAGCAAGAATACGCATCCGCATCATGTGCGTTTTGCCATTTTGCCTGGCTACGAGTACGCCAACCGATGATCTGGCCCAGTTGCCATTGGGCAAGATTTTCAGCGCATCATTTAGGACATGACTTTGCCAAGGTAATAGTGGTACGCCTAACTCGTCAGCTAGTGCCGCCACCACTGGCCCTGCGCTGGGCAGGTTTAGGCTTGGGCTTTCTATCCTTGGTTTGGATAAGCCGTAAATATTCTCCGACATGGTTAGTCCCGTCATTTTCCTCGCCCTGTTTTCCTAGTGTTCGTGTTTCAACTGTGAGATGCAACTGCTGCAATACGTTTAAGTATTTAGCCGTCAAAGGTGTGGCCTCTTTAAGATCGCCCATGTCATACGCGGTATCTAATGCTAAAGCAATCCGCCGGGCGAGAGTCATGGCCGCCACATCAGTTGGGGCAATCCAATTCGCTACTGACAAAGCCGAATTGAGTGATAGGTAGAGGCCCATCGGTTTATCCTCTGACGGTTCAGTTTTGTTTTGGGTCATGACCTAGGCCTTTCGGTTGTTGGTGGATCAAATCGGCGCAATCGGGGAGAGATTCCTG